AACACTTGGCTCGAGCCCACAGCTGCGACTGACCCAGGAACTGTACATCCCTTTGCAGTGGTTAATTTTGAAAACTCATAGACAGTTGGATAGCCTGTAAAAACCCCACGCACGATCGCTTTTTCAAACAACGCGATGGCATACTCTCCACCGACGAGCCCCGTGCAGTGGCCGATGTCAGATATATCCTGGTAGTCGGATAAATTAGTGCCAGGGGTCCAAGAGGTTTCGTCGTTTAATCCGCTCCACCAAATCCTATAAGGTTTTTCCAGGTCTGTACTGTCGTAGGTATTGGCGACCATTACTTGATCACGAACCACTGTTATAAAATGAGCTCGCGGCGGAGTGCCTCCAAGATCAGCAAATGCTGTGCTATCAGCGACGGTCGCTATTTGAATATTGTCGTCGTAATTCGTGGCTAAAACTTTTTCGCCAAACTGACTGAAATTCCATTTATTAGAACCAAGCGTGTTATATCCGCCGCTTTTACTGAGGTCAGTCATCGCCAAGGTGCCAGGTGAAAACTCATAAAGTTTACCTGCGTCACCTGCATAAATTTGCGCGCTGCTTTCGTCGTCTTTGCCAGCAAACATTCCAAGCAGCTCATTTGTAGCAGCATTGGAAACAGGCGCTAATTGTTTAAAACTGCGATAGCCGGAGAGCATAGGAATAACATTTTTTGCAAACGTCGTTCCGCGGCTATTTAAAGCCTCTTGATCAGGTAGCCATTCGCCAAAGGTGATCACGCTGCTTCGCTCCATGTTTCAGTCGTGGATGTCTGCTCTGTCCAGGTCTCAGTCGTGGACGTTTGATCTGTCCAGGTCTCGGTCGCAGATGTGTCGAGGATCCACAATATGCCAGCCGCGGCTGAGGTGGTGATTGCTGAGGAGACACTTGAATTAATTACAAACGTGGCTGCAGCTGACGTCGTTGTTTCTACTGCAATGTTTGCTGTCGCACTGCCTGCAGCAACTCTCGTAAGCGACGACGTTTGTGTAACGTCAAAACTTACATTGCCTGCAGCTGTTAATCTTTTTTCTGCGGTGCTCGACTGCGTAACTGCCAGAGACACAGAGCTCGAGACATCTTTGACAATCTCTGCAGTGCTCGCCTGCGTAACCGCAATATCAAGAGATGCAGCTGCAGTCCTTACTCGCTCACTAACACTAGCCTCGAGATTTGAGACTGTGACTGAGGCGCTTACAGTTCGTACACGGGTGCCTGTGCTCGATTGTGTAGCTGCAACAGATACGCTCGATGTCGGTAACTGAATTCTCTCTGCCGCAGTTGCGACCGAAAATACAATATTTACAGAGCTGACGCCTGCTAGGACTGCGTCAGCGTTAGCAATTAAACTCGCAGCGCCGGTAATAGATGCAGTAGCGTTATGAATTCTAGTCGATGCACTAGTTTGATTTATAGAAGCAGAGACAGATGCAGCCGCAGATGCGGTAATATTCTGAGATACAGCAATAGTTACTGCAGTATCCACAGAACTATTTGGCAGCTGCACTCGAGTGGCTTGCGAGCTTTGTGTTAGAGAAATATCAGTCGATGCAGCTGGTAACTGTACTCGAATGCTCGAGGCAGCTGCAGTGACAGCAACCTCTAACGAAGAAACACCAGCTGCTTTAATAATTGCTGAAGATGTTAAACTCGCAGCGCCGGTGACACTAGCTGTATAGACTAAGGTAGCTGACGCAGATGATGTCTGATTTACTGCAATATTTGGTGCTGATGAAACAATCCGAACTCTAACAGCTGCACTTGATTGCGTTACTGCGATGGCGGCTGAGCCATCAATGCCAATTGTTACATCATATCTAGCAGAGGTCGTAACTGATGCGCTAACGCTAGAGCTTACGCTTTGAATGCGGAGGAGAGAAGAGCTCTGATTTAATGATAATACAACCGCATCAGAAACAGACTGAACTCTGGATGCGGTTGTATTTTCGGTAACCGCAAAACTTACAGCATCCGCAACCGTTCGAATTCGAACGGCCGAGCTGCTTTGAGTAACAGCAAAACTAACAGCAGATGACACATTTTGTACCCGAGCAGATGCACCAGACGTCGTCGCTGATATGTTTACTGAGGCCGAAACCGACTGCTTGCGTTGTACGCCTGCAGATATACTGGCCGCGCCGGTAACCGACGCGCTGGCCTCGAATAAATTGATATTATCGAGGTCTTCAAGACTGCCGATAAAATCAAGATCGTCGAGGCTACCCCAGTTGTCGAGCTGTTCGAGACTGGGGCCAAGGATTTCAGCCATAAATTAGTACCTAATTAGGCCGCTGTTACATCCAAATCACCAGCAGCTATTCTTAGAATATCGCCGGTGGCAATTGTTTTTGATGCTGAAAAATCACCATAAATAATTGCGTTGCCATTTGTGGAAGCATCGAACAAAGCGAACGAGGTTACTGTTCCCCAACTGCCAGTAGCTGCTGGAAATTCTACCGCAGCCGAATTATCAGTTGTGCCTCCGGATGCTGCGTCAAAGTCAATCGACTGTCGTGCATAGCCGGAGCCTGAGAGTTCGGTCCCACTTCCAGTCGTTGCAGCTTCACCAAAAGAGCTAGTTGCAAGGCCAATGTAAAGCTGGGTCGGCATCGTCCATGATGTTGTTCCCAGCGCGTGGTCAAGCACCTTGTTTTCCGCATAATTTGTTAATGCACTCATCTAATCTCTCCATACTGTGATTGCATTGTGAGCGGTGAGCCAGACCACCGAACACTATCTTCCTCAAGTTTAATTTCACCCAAAGCGCGGGTGAAAAGCGCGTCATGCTGCGCTTGTCGGTTATCATCTAGAAGGTATCCATATGCAGCGCTCAGAGAGCCGTGCAGGTAAGCGTCTGGATGCCTGCTGAGAATTGTATTTGTTGTATTACTGTCGCTCAGCGCGTCGATCGCACCGACGTAGGCGATCTCGATCGTGTAAGCGCTATCTGGCGTCGGCCTAATATACAGCTCGTTGCCTATTACGCTGTAGGCCAGTGGTTTACCATTTCCTGTTCCGCTGTATTCATCGTCAGCTGCGGTCGGCGCCAGATATTTTAAAACTGTCCTCGGGCTTGTGTTTAAACGCACTGTCCTAATCTGACGCAGGTCAGTAGGCAGTGTGAGGTAAGGGTCTCCAACATTAAAAGTAGATGTGACGCGTTTCTCTTGCGATCTGCTCTCGAGCTCGCGGTTCATTCGAGCCTCGCACAGCGCGATAAATTCCGGCGTGCGGCTCGTCAGGTCTGATCGAGCCAGCCAATTATCCAGCGCAGTTTTTAGCTCTGCATAAGTTGTGATAGCCATTAGATGTTGCCACCGCCGGTTCTAAAAAGTTGATTGTCTTTATCGTTGAGCCAGCGCTTCCAAGCTTTTGCGTTATGCTTTGGGTCGCCTAGTTTTTTAACTAAGTCGTAGTAAAGGGTCGCTGGTATTTCTGCTACTTTTTGATGATGCCGCTGCGTGTTACCGATCATCGAGCCTGGTCGATACTCGTTCGAAAGTCGTTGCGCGTGCTCGATAATGTGGTCGACCTTCTGTTCTGTGATTATTGTTTTATCGTCGCCGTCAAACTTCATGTAAGTTTTTTTGCGCGCGATCGGGTCATTTGTTAGCGGCAGTTTCATATAAAAATTCTCCAATAAAAAAGGGAGAGCCGAGGCTCTCCCTTCTTCGAGGTATATAAGACCTATCAGGAAGTTGAGAGGTCTACGACAGCGGCGTGTGCGCGTGGTGCTTTCATTATCAGAGTGTACTCTGAAACAATTGCAAAACGCGTCGCGTCGCCCACAGGGGCTACGTCGCTGACGTTAAACATACGGCCAGGTAAGTGGCCGATGCTGTAGTAATCTTTATCCAGCAACATCACCTCGGTGTTAGTTGCTTGGCGATCGATAACTACGTTCAATGTGCCGAACTTTCTGTTCTTTACGAGGCTCTTTATCCTCGATCCCAGCTTTCACTAGGTGTCGGACTATATCATCACTCCGCAGAGTGCCGCGCGCTCGTGGGCCTTCATTATCCGGTCTGGATTGTATGACCTAGTCTCTGAACCTTCTAATCATTCCTGATTAGCTTGGCTGCTGATTACCTTGCCTTTCGGTTTAGGCTTCCAGCAATTCACGCGGTTTTAAACGGACCTCGGCTAGATTTGATCCGTTAGGTACATTGAAACCGACCCGATGATAATTGCATCGGTCGGTGCATTAGCTGTCATGTGCAGCTGGTTGGTTACAGCACTTCCACCCGACAAGTCACTGAACGCAACTTTGTTTGCGGGTGAGACAACGAGCATGTCAGGTTGACCGCCGTCGTCGTAGGCTAGTTTCATAGCGCTATCGATCTTTGCGAGCGATAGAGCTGCGTTGGTTCCGGCCATGTCGGACACGTCCGAGCCATCACCGGTGGGTGTGGTTGTTGCACCCTCGACCACAGTGTTTGTGATGTAGGATAAAAACTTTCCACATTTTCGAGGGTCCGACGTCGATTTAGCTTCGTTCTTGAACAAAGATTTTTCGATGTCGCGGCGTTGTTCACATTTACATTCAGACCAGGTCGCTAATCTGATCTCGCCTTTCGGCTGCTGCATGTCACCATGCAGATTAGACTATATCATCACCCCTTGCGGGGGCTGGGCGCTTCGAGCTGCTTAGCTCTACTCCTTTCGGATAGTCGTTGCACCTTCCGCTGTCGCGGCTTGGCTCAGGATTGTCTCAAAGAGATTTTCCCTGAATTCACCCAGTTATTGCCTGCTTATTGCTAAGCAGCGGCACTGAAATTAATGCCTTTTAAAACTTTGACATACGCCGTTTCTTTATCCCTACCAGCAGTGTCGACAACGTCGAGAGTGTTACTGACACTGGCTGCTTGCACTGCTATCTGATGCGTATTCGATAGTCTTGAAGTGGCCACGGGATTTGTATAGGAGAAGTCAGCTCCCTCATTAGCCGCATTTGTATCAACAGCAGAAGCAAGCTGTTGGACTTGCCACTCTGTTAAAATACCCTTTGTCGTCTCCTTCGTGGCGTTGGAGAAGATTGGGGTTTCGTCTGGATCGATACGATAAATGACGTCCGAGAGATCCTCTCTCGCGCCAACCGCATCACTGGTTTTATATGTAGCCATGTTAGCCTCATTTGGTTAGCAGATAATTCACGGCAGCGTCGACCGATGCTCGGCCTCTTTGCTTGCCGATGTTTGCGAAAGCCTTTTGCCTTCGCCGTTGAGACACCTGCTTTTTACTTTGTGGCTGACCTGAACGGGTCATTTTTGGCGCTTTCCTCGTCTTTTTCTGGGCGACGGGTTTACCCTCCATTAATCGATCATAAAGCATTGCTTTTCTCGACAACATTATTGCTCGGCTATCGCTTACATTTTGAAGTTCTTGGGCGGTGTAACCGGCTTTTTGTAAATATGGGATCAGAGCTTCTTTTTCCTTCTCGGCGACCCCTGGGTCTGACCATTCTGGAATTATCTCAGGTAATCGAGAGGCTTCAGCTTGCATCCGCTCAGCAGCGGCTGCTTTCATTGCTTCGACCTGTTCGTTTTGTACGCGAGCGAGCTCATTATTGACATTTTCCATAGCTTCCTTGCGCTCGGTCATCGCCGCGCGCTCAGCTGTGTATCTGTCAGGATCGTTTACTTTAAGAGCATTCCAGTACTCTGGCGGTTGCTCTTGCATACTTAGCGCCTGTTGTAAAAAGGCAAGGTTGTTGGCGTACTGTTCTCGTGCGCCGCTAAGGGTCTCCAGTTCTGCTGAGAGCGCT